AACCGTCTTCATACAATGAATAAAACTATGAAATTTGGGAGCAATGCTCCCGTCGATGTTAAAACCATCAAGCGCGTAGCTAATCGCGCCAAGGCCCGCAGGGGTGTTGTAGTGGAGCCCGGACTGGAAACCGGCGCCCACGCCCAATACAACTACGAGGTCAAATTCGAGAACATTAAACCTACCGTGAATATCACCCGAACCAAAGATGACCACCCCGGCGATGTCGGCGTGGCAAAAGGTGCTATCATGGCAGACGTACCTGTCACTGTACCAAAGAATGATGCTGCCGCCACTTTCCATGCGATGAAGAAGCGTTGTGATCACGCCCCTTCGATCCAGAAGATCGAGGATTTCAAGCTCGGCCATGACTTGCTCATGGCGAAGTTCGATGAGCTACCCGAAATCCGCGTTGATAGTGCCCTGTTTTCAGAGTACTTGCAGAAGTGTGCCCCGGGTAAAGCAGAGCGGCTCCTCGCCGCTTTGGCAGCTCCCCAAATCAACAGTGACATGTCTACCAAACATGTGTTTGCGAAGCAAGAGGTCCTACTCAAGGAGCATGGAGCCCAGCCCCGCGTTGTCTACCAGGGAACAGATATGTACAACGCGGTTACCGGTGCCGTGGTCATGGAATTGAACCGCCGCATGAAAACCGTCTTCTCCCGGTCCAACCCCAAGAATGTTGGCAACGTTGTCCTCTACGCCTGCGGAGCGTCAGGTGAGGAGCTTGGGGAGATCATGGAGCAGGCGGCAGGGGTGCCCATTGAGTCGGATGCCAAAAACAATGACGGGAGCCAAAGTGGTGAATTTCGCAAACCAGAGGCGATGTTCTACCACAAACTGGGAGCCCCCGTGTGGTTTGTGCGAGAGTTCGCTAAGAATACCAGTGTGAGAGTCTGGACGCGTTACGGCGTTATGGCTGACGTGGAGGGTCAGCGGTGGTCTGGTGAGACGACCACCACTACTGGGAATTCTTACGTTCACATGGCCTTGATGCAGAGCGCATTGCGCAAGGCTGTGGTCGTTGCCAGCACAAACATACACGGTGGGGATGATTACCTGGGTTATGTGCAAGGGGACTCTGCTGTTGTTAAGCGTGCCATTGAGAGTGTTTACAAGACCAGTGGCATGGTAGCAGAGGTTGTCCCCCAGGTAGGGCGTCATCACGCGACGTTCTACCGTAAGAGGTATGTGCGTAGCGCTGTGGGTTGTCTCCCCGTCCCTCAATTTGGACGTGTCATTGCAAAGTTGAACATTCGTGCGAACAAGAACACCAATGTTAACGACCGTGACTACATGGCTGGTAAGTATATGTCAGCCGCCTATGAACATAGGCATGTCCCCGAAATTGCCCAAGTGTTGATGAACACTGCCGAGCGCCTCTCGGCTAACCCCCATTTCGATGTACGACAGTCGAAGCTCAAAGAGATGGGGGGTGTAGAAAACATCAAGTCTATTGTCACTAGAGCGCGTCAGCACCCTCTCGGTGACTTCTCTGAATTCCTGAACGAGGTGTACGGTATAAATCATACCGACCTCGTCGACGTCTACCTCCGTGCGGCCGAGTCGTGCGTTGAGTACTGTGACGGGTGGACATACGTCGACAAGGGAGGCCGGGTGAAAAACCGGGCAGGATCAGTGAAGTACCGGCCCCCTGTAATGGGGGGTGATGTGGTGGCCGCTCTAGTGAGGGTCGATGTGTAAACAGCACTTGGGGGATACCTCCCCCCTGTGGATGCGAGAGTAGCAAACCAACTCGAACCACAAGAAAAAA